GTAATTTCTTAAATGTAAATGAAATAGTAGATGATTTAAAATATAACACAGGTGATTTACAAGTAACACTAAGTGGTATACCAAGTAATCAAGACTATGTTGGTCTTATACTTGCAAATCCTGTAAAAGGCAGTAATGTTGTAGTCAAAAGAGCATTTGTAGACACAGAAAGTTTACAATTAACCAGCAATATTTACACAAGATTCAGTGGTGTTATATCAAATTACAATATCAATGAAAGTTTCAATTATCTAAGCAAACAAAATGATTATACAGTCACAATAACAGTAGCCAGTTTAACCACTGTTTTGAAAAACAAAATAACAGGACAAAGAACAAATCCAGACGAACGCAAAAGAATTTATCCCAATGATAAAAGTTTTGACAGAATACCTATACTGTATAACACCAGTTTTGACTTTGGTAAAGAATATGCACCAGGCACTACTGGCGGTTATAATGGTGGTGGATCTGGTGGCGGTGGTTCTTCAGGTGGAGGCGGTGGAGGTAACCGTGGACGATTTAGAGACGCACGGGAAAGATAATGATCAAGATAGCACAAGAAAGTGATTTTGCAGAAATCAAAAGAATGTTTATAAATTTTGCAAACAGTTCACCTGTGGAATTTTTGCACAACCCAGAATATGACAATAACTATATAGATACATTATTATATAGTATAAAAAAAGTAGGTGTGCTGTTGATAGCAACTCACAAAGATGTAGGCGTAGGATTCTTTATAGCCATGCCAGCACCAGATATCTGGTTACCCAAAGTAAAACCAGTGTTGAGAGAAATGGCTTGGTGGGTTGAACCAGAGCATAGAGCAGGTACAACAGGTGGCAAATTGTTTCTCAAATATTTAGAAATAGCAAAAAAACAAAAATCTCAAGGTGAAATATCAGGATACACAATGACATTGATGGACCAATCACCCGATATCAAATTAGACAAATGGGGATTCAAGCCAATTGAAACAGTATATTATGCAGAACAGGAGTAATTAATGGCAGTATTTACAGCAATAGGAGCCGCAGTAGCAAGTGCCTTAAGTTTAACAGGTACATTTGCCACTATAGCAGGTATAGGACTTAGTTTTGCAGGTACACTTGTAGCAGGTGTTGTAGCCGCAGGTTTAGGTTTTGCAACAAGTAAATTATTAGGTGTATTTGATGTACCTACGCCAGGCATAGGTACTACACCTGTTAATGGCAGTAAAGTACAAGTAGCACCAAGCACAGATAATAAAATAGGAATTGCTTTTGGTAAAAACTTCATGAGTGGACCTATAACTGATGTAGCAATATCTAATGAAAACCAAACTATGCACTACTGTATACTGTTAAGTGAATACATAGATGGTGCCACGTACTCTGTTGATGATATATACTGGGGTGATGCAATATTACAATTTAATCAACACATAGTTACAGGTTACTCAGATCCTAATGCTACTGCTAACCAAGATTGGAACAATAAAATACGCATAAGAGTATATGCAGGTAGTACAAATAGTGGTGATCAAATATTCCCTTCAGTTGGATTTAAGCAAAGTGCAATCACAATGATGCCACACTGGACAGATATCACAAATTACAGCATGGAAGGATTGGTATTTGCCATGGTTGAAGTGGATTATGATGCAGAAAATGGCTTAACAGGTTTAGGTCAAATGACTTTTGAAATGGAAAATGATATAACCAATCCAGGTGATGCACTAATAAGATATTTAAACAATGATAGATGGGGTTGTGGATTATCAAACAGTTTAATCGATGTAACCAGCATAACAGGAACAGCAAATACCTCAATGAAAGGATTCTGTAATGAACTTGTATCATACACAAACATTGCAAATGTAACAGCCAACATTGCACGTTATGAAATCAATGGTTATTTGAGTACTTTTGATACCAATATGGACAACATTGACAAGATTTGTCAAAATTCAGGTACTTTCTTTGCATTCGATGGTAAGCAAGGCAAATTTAAAACAATACCAAATAGAGAATTGACTACAAATGAATTAGCAAACTGTTTTGTACTCGATGATGATAACATAGTAAGTAAAATATCAGTAAGTAGCACAGAATTATACAACATGTTCAACCAAGTTGAAGTCAGTTTTGCAGATAGAAACAGAAAAGATCAAACAAATACTGTATTCTTAGAAACACCCAGTGGTGATCGTAATCCCAATGAGCCAGATAATCCATTAGAATTCCGTGCAGAATTAGTTAACAACAATATACATGCAGAATTATTAGGAAATATAGAATTAAATCAAAGTAGAAATGGTATGGTGTGTCAATTGACTGGTGATTATAGCACATTACAAATAGATGCTGGTGATGTGGTAAAAGTAAACAACACAGATTTTGGTTTCAATAACAAATTATTCAAAGTAATGAGGTCAAAAGAAAAATTAACTGAAAATGCAATGATAACTTGTGAAATGACTCTGTTAGAATACACAGATACCAATTATGTAGCACCAACAATCACAGAATCAACAAAAAGAACACCAGAAGATGATCCCACAGATATTTTAGATATCAGAGAACATCCATTATACTTGCCGGCTAATGGTTTAGAAAACAAAATGTTTGGTATACCTCAAACAACCACATCAGGTAGTGGTACAGGTGCAAAATTCATTATCAGAAAAGACATAGCATCTGGAGTATACGCAAATGTCACTATAAATCCAGATCAGCCAGGTAGTGGTTATGCAAATGCAGATACTGTTACAATATCAGGAAAGTATTTAGGTGGTTGGGAGCCTGACCACAATTTAAGTTTTCAAGTTGCAGGTGTTGGTGCAGGTGGAGAATTGTCAAAAACACTTAATGGCATACAAAATATCACAGGTAATGCTGTGGTAGTTAATCAAGAGGCATACAGTGGTTCAGTCACTAGATTTAATTTAGCACAATATAGTGCAGGCGGACAAGTAGACTTTGCACCTGCTACTAATGTAAATTTAACCAGTAATACAGCAGTATTTAGAGAAATAGCACCTAGAGTACCAGTTGATTTAGCAAACATTGAAAATGGTACATATACTGTACTCACAAACAGTTCACCACTAGGACAAACACCTGCCAGTGGTTTTGCAGATTTTGGCTTCCGTTTTGGTATAGATGTTAATTTTGCAAATGGTCAAACCATAGAAAATTTTGTAAGCACTGGTCAAACATATGAGAATTTTGATACCATACCAACTGTGGTAAATGCACAAGGCGAGTTTGCAGTAACAGATGAAATGCTAGATGCCACAATCAAAATGGAAGGTTATAACACACTGGCAAACATAGGTGGTAATGCAAACACCGTAGGATTTAAAAACTTAAAATATGATATGTTTAAGGTCAACAGAGGAGATATCAAGTAATGCAAAAAGATTATATAATATATCATGAAACCACTGGTCAAATTAAATTTCATCAATATCATGCCACTGAAGCACAGGTTATTAAATTGTGCAGAGTCAATCCTGGTTTAACATACATGCTAGGTAAATGTCATCCAGATGGTTGCAAAGTAGATTTAAGTGGTGATACACCACAAGTTATACATGTTAACACTGACAACGTTATGGCTTGGTTAAGACAAAGACGCACATTGATGTTAAAAGCATGTGATTGGACACAGGCACCTGATTCTCCATTATCAGATAGCAAAAAAGCAGAATGGCAAACATATAGACAAGCATTGAGAGACATAACCACAACATATTCGTCTTTGGAATCAAAAGATGATGTAATTTGGCCAACTATTCCAAATTAAAGATAAATAGTTGTGTTATAATGCTTGTAGCACCTTAGTGTTGCAAGAAGTACCCTTAGGAGGCAAAAATGGCAGGTAGATTATTATCATTCTCCCAGTACTTAGGTGGCGCAGACAATGTCAAAGTACTAGAATTATTCCCAGGAGATCAAAAAAGTTTCACGTATCAATACGGCACAGATGATGTAAGTGGTTACACATTCACCGCAGATTATCAATCAATTTTATTATCAAGTTTGGCTTATGATAGAATAACTGGTGATCCAAATTTCACAGATACCACAGTAAATGGTTATTTCACAAATGCCGCAAATGTAAATGCGGCCACATATATCGATGAGAGCCTTGCTTCAAGTGGAACAGTAACATTCACAATACCAGAAAACAGATACACAGGTAATGTGTTACCTGATGCCAGAGCCAATGTAGTGTGTACAGTAATGAGTTTTCAGTGGGAAACAGATGACACACCGCCTCAAAAAGATAGACATAGATGGGCAATTTTAGAAAGGTTTGACCCACAAGTAGGTAAGAATCCAGGTGATCCTAGCAACGAATCAGATTTCGTATCATTATAGGAGATTAAATGGCATTCTCAAATATAACAGTAACAACTAGTGCAAGTAATGTAACAGTCAGTGAAGATTTAACCAATGTAAGTGTATCCAGCACAATCAGTAACATTGTAGTAGGTCAAACATCCACAGTTTCAAATAGTGTAATTAGATCTGCAATAAGCAACACACTACCTGTGACATATAACAGTAGCAGTGGCGTAATAGGATTAGATGCTGTTACCACAATGAGTGATATAGTTTTACCTAAATTATCAGATAATACTGTAAGCACAAAAATATTAACCAGTAATGATATCAGAAGTACCAGTGGTAACATCAGTGCTGACAGTATCACAGCAAATGTAACAAATGAAGCATTTACAGGTAATGTTAATGCCAGTTTCTTAAACATCACAGTTGTAGATAAAACAACGCCACTCCATCCTGACGATATTCCATTTGGTAATGCAAATGTTAAAAGAATATCTCATGCAGATCTCAATACAAATTATTTTGCCAATGTGCTATTTTATCAAGGCGGAGAACCAGCAAATGTCTATCAAACACAATTTAAATTAAAAGATAACCAAGATTTCTTAGTAGATAATGCCAGTGGTGTTAATAATTCATATTATAAAGGTAAAAGACACTCGAGTGCAATTGTTTCTATAGGTGATCACCTACCAATGAACCTAGAATCACCAGATAAAGGATATTTCTTAACACGAACAGGTTATGCAGGTAATATAACTGTAAATGATACAGCAAATTTACCTAACGGTGAGGAAAGAAGTGCAACAGGACCTTTAGCAGGTTTGCCTACAAGCCCATATTCTTCGCCAGCAGGAAGCAATGTAAATGGTGTCTTTAATCAAGGTAATAATCCCAATCAACAGGGCAACCAACAAATAGCACATGCTGGAATTGGTGATGCATTTACGGCTGGTGATAGATACCATGGTGGAGGATTAACTTTAAACAGATTCTTTACATCAATAACTGGTCACGATGATAGAGAAAATGGTTATAGATATCAACCTGCTCAAATAAATGCTCATGCAATAAATCTTCAAGATAGTGCAAATTCATATAACTACTGGGGTAATACACATGTATCTATAGAAGCAGGTATGGGTATACAACATGAAAAAAGTAAACGAAGTAGTGGTATGATTCGAATTCAATCTCAATGGATCTCTGATCACATAGATGGTGCTAACTTCGATGAACCATTCGATGGTACAGAATCTTTTACAGCAACTTCAAATCCTGTATTAGGTGTTGTAGCAAATGCCAGTATAGTATCAAATAAAAATGATATCATATTAACCACAAGAAAAGGTGAAGCACTAGCAGTAGATGGCAAAGGTCGTCATAAAGGCATGAGTGATTCAGCAGGTGCAATATTTGTCAATTCAGGTATAACTGCTAATGTTTCAAATATCACCACACATAAAATTCAATCAGCAAGGTGGAACGGTGATATATACAGTGATCATGATGGTGGTGACGGTTTTGCAAGAGTAAGAACAGATATAGTGTACAGTGATTCAGATGTTGTAACAAAAGACAGTGATAAAACACTAGGATTATTCTTATCACATACACCATATCGACAAGGTTCCCCTAATCTCTCACCAGGTAATGCAAATATTCTTGTAAGTTATGGTAATGTCAGAATAAATGACAAATATAATCTACCCAAAACAGACGGTACTAACGGTCAAGTTATAATTACAGATGGTTCAGGTGTACTATCATTTAGTAATGCAGGTGCTGGACCAACTGGACCAACTGGACCAACAGGACCCGCAGGACCACAAGGAACAAAAGGAGAAGTTGGAGCAACTGGACCACAAGGACCAACTGGCCCAACTGGACCACAAGGAACAAAAGGAGAAGTAGGACCACAAGGAACAACTGGTGCAACTGGCCCAACTGGACCACAAGGAACAAAAGGAGAAGTTGGACCACAAGGACCACAAGGTGATCAAGGACCTACTGGTACAACAGGACCAACTGGTGCAACTGGACCACAAGGTCCACAGGGTGCTCAGGGTGTAGCAGGAGACAAGGGTCAGAAAGGAGAACTTGGTGCTACTGGACCAACTGGACCACAGGGACCACAGGGAACAACAGGACCAACAGGACCACAAGGACCACAAGGAGCAATTGGCCCAACAGGACCACAGGGTGCTCAAGGAACAACTGGACCAACTGGAGACAAAGGACAAAAAGGAGAACTTGGTGTCACTGGCCCAACAGGACCAGCAAGTACAGTACCAGGTCCAACAGGACCACAAGGTGCAACAGGACCAACTGGACCACAAGGACCTGCAGGTACTGTAGACACAGTATCTACAGTTAGAAGAGTAGTTATCGCCGCAGAAGATGTAGCAAAAGGTGATGCTGTAGCAATTACAGGTGGCACAGGAGATAATCCAGAAGTCAGCAAAGCATTGGCTTCAAGTGCCAGTCTAATGCCAGCATTTGGTATAATGGACGAGCCTGTTACAGCAACAAACACAGGTAATGCTATAATTTATGGTGACATAGGTAGTGTGAACACTAGTGACACACCAGGAACAAGTTTATTTGTCAGTGCCACAACAGCAGGTGCTTTAACAAGCAGTAGACCTAAAACAGAAGCAAATCTTGTACAAAAGATTGGTAAAGTTATCAAACAAAATGCTTCAAGTGGTAAGATCAGTGTACAAGGCGCAGGTAGAACAAATGATATCTACAATGTAAACACAGGTGAGATTATACTTGGTGCCACAGATGGTACAGGTATAACTGTAACTCCAGACAGCAATTTTGACACTGGCAGTAATGCATTCTCATTAAGCAATACATTAACAGATGTAAACAACATAACCAGTGAAAACAATCAGAGTGCAAGTCTAATAACCAAAGGCACTACTGGTTTTACAGAATTAAATAGAGAAATTGATGGTGTAGAAACTGTTGGATTAGAAGCAGACTCACAAGGTTATGCAATGAAGAGTTTGACAATGTTCAATGCCATGAGTGCAAGTACATCTACACAACCAGTAGC